CTACAAGACCGTTGCAAAAGACTATGCCCTGACCTTGCATCACGAGGACATAGGCCACGGCGAAGATGTCGAGTTCTTTGAAACACTTGCGCAGGCAAAACGCGAAGCAGAACGTAGAAGGGAGACAGCATGAACACCGACCACATCGTTCACAACAGCAACACCCAACGCATGGAGTGCCAGCACTGCAACTTTACTCAGGCCGTCAAGATGCCTGCGCCTATCGACTCCATCTTGAGTACGTTTGATGCCTTCATGGAGGCCCACAAGGACTGTAAGCGCCCTCCCAGCGAGGCGGTGATGTCTGAGTACATCAAAGGCTTTGACGCTGGCTACAGCTACGTCCTCACCGAGATCGAGCGCTGGCAGGACGAGGTGGGCGTGGACCTGCATGTGCTGCTGTCGCACCTTCGCATGGAAACAACAAAGGGTAGGGAAAATACCTAGAAAATAATTTAATAAAGTTGTTGACTTCGTTTAACTTTGAGTTATACTAACTTCACTGCAATAAGCAGGTAACAGCGAATTAGGAGCGAATCATGAATACAGCATCAAACCCCTTCGGTGACATGGCAGACGACTTGGGTGCAATTTACGCATCTACACCCGTTGCCCGCGCCACCAACGAAGTGACTTATTTTGAGCAAGATTGCCCCAAGTGCAGCGGCACTGGAACCTACATGGGTTACAGCCGCTACGGCATGCATTGCTTTACATGTAAAGGCAAAGGAAAGCTGTCCTTTAAAACTTCCCCCGCCACCCGTGCTAAGGCAAAAGCCAGTGCACAACGTCGTGCAGCCGCTAAGGTTGACGCGCAAGCCGCTAAGGTTGCAGAGTGGAAAGCTGCTAATCCAGCCGAGGCTGCATGGGTGGACTCAAGCGCAGAGCGTTTTGAGTTTGCCCGCGCCATGCTCGAGGCCCTCAACAAGTATGGCCACCTCACAGAAAAGCAGATGGCCACAGTGCAGCGCCTGACGGCCCAAGATGCAGAGCGTAAGGCCGCCCGCGTTGTCGCGCAAGCAGCACGAGCTGAGTCAGCCCCTGTGGTGTCCGTCGAGGCCATCGAGGTTGCATTCAACAACGCCAAAGAGTCTGGCGTGAAGTTCCCTAAGCTGCGCCTTGACACCTTTGTCTTCAGCCCTGCTGGTGAGAACAGTAAAAATGTTGGCGCGATTTATATCAAGTCCAAGGGCGATGGCGTGTATTTGGGCAAGGTCATGGGTGGCCGCCTTTTCACCTCACGCGACTGCACCACAGAGGCCGCAGCGCGCATTACAGCCGTAGCAAGCGATCCTAAGCAAGCCGCAGTAGCTTACGGTATGAAATTTGGTGCTTGCTCGGTCTGTGGTCGCCAGTTGACCGATAGCGATAGCGTCGCTCGTGGTATTGGACCCATCTGCGCAGAGAACTACGGCTTCTAAGGGTAAGTCCTTAGAAAATATTTTTGCAAAGGGGGTTGACCTTCCCTTTGTTTAAGTTACAATTACACCACTGACACAGCAAATCCGCATAGTCAGGTAACAGCGAAGGAAAGCGAAATGAAATATCAATACAACGATGGAGGCCGAGAGGCCGCAGGCTACAAAGGCACAGCAGGTGACTGCGTGGCTCGTGCAATTGCAATCGCCTCTGGCTTGCCATACGCAGAGGTGTACGCAACCCTTGCCAGTGGGACTGGAAGTCAGCCAGCAGGCAAGCGCGGTAAGCGCTCTGCATCCGCCCGCAGTGGCATCAGCGTCAAGCGCAAATGGTTCAAGGACTACATGGCCTCCATTGGCTTCGTATGGACTCCCACAATGGGCATTGGCACTGGGTGCAAAGTCCACCTTCATGATGGCGAACTGCCTATGGGCAACTTGGTGGTGTCGGTCAGCAAGCACTACACCTCTGTGATTGATGGCGTAATTCACGACACTTGGGATCCACAGCGCGAAACGTATTGGGCAAGTTCCGATGGTATAGGGCACGTTTCTCGCAGATGTGTTTACGGGTACTGGGCCAAGGCATAAAGTGAAGGGGGCTACGGCCCCCATTAAAAGCGAATCAAAACCGAAAGGAAATAAAATGTCATACATAGCAGAAATTGAAACCCGCGTGGCAGGCATACCCTGCATCATTGGCGTGATCGAGTACGAGAGCACCGCAGGGTCCTACGACTACAACGCCCCCAGCGATTGGGACTACCACGGCTACAGCGAGAGCGAGTGGGAGGTCTGTGACCGTCGTGGCCGCCCCGCCCCATGGTTGGCCAAGAAGCTCACCGACGAGGACGAGGCGAAGATCGAAAAAAAAATTGAGAAATATTTTAAATAAGTCTTTACAGCCCTCAAATTTAACTTATAATTAAACCACTGCATCCCGCAGGCAACACAGAAAAGGACAGCGACATGACACAGCAAGAATTCAACCGATTGGTCACGCTGGACATCCAGCGTTTGGTGGCCAAGGCCCAAGCAGAGTACGAGGCCGAAGTGGCCGAGGAGGAGACAACAGAGGACAGCGAGTCCGCAGAATGAGCGATCTGCCCACCTTCAGCGTGCATGAGCATATGGTCACCTACGAAAACCCGAAGGTGATTATTGACGGCCTTGTGTTGTATCGCGAGGCCACCATTGAGATCGATAGCAGCCACATGGGGCAAGAATTCTTGCTTCGCTTGATGTACCACATGGGCGAGGGCCATATCCGCGTGAAGGTGGCCAAACTCAAGGAAAAAACAAATGATTGACAAAATCATTGTCAGCGTGGTGTTGGGCGCGGTGGGGTTCAGCGGGCTATTCCCTGACCTGCCTCAGCCCCTTACGCCAAGACAGTTGCAGCAGAAGGCAAAAGAGGCGTCAAAGGGCGCGGTTTGCGAGAAGAAGAAGCAAAGCGAAAAGGTGAAACGGTTATGCAAGCGAAGGGGGTATGAGCCAAATGAAGTCAGATTTACCAAACAAAAAACCTGAAGAGTCGTTGTCAGATAAGCTGCTTATTGGTACAATGTTTATTGTGTTTTTGATCGTGATGTGTATGCTGCCAGACATCATGCATTAAGCGAATCAAAACCGAATTGGTTACCAGTGAAAGCTGGGTCCAAAATCAACATATAGCGATCCGAAAGCGAAGAGAAACCGAATCGGTTTCGACCAGCACATGCGGCTGGGATCACAAAACAAAACGGAGAGCCATATGGCAAAACGCATTTATATCGTCTACGGCAGCCAAGAAGGCACGCGCCTCGTTAAGGCTAGTTTGCGTCAGCAAGCCCTGAACCACGTTGCAAGCACTGAGTTTAATATTCGCGTCGCAACGCAGGATGACTTGGTTGAGCAGATCACGGCAGGCACAAAGATTGAGCAGTACCGCGCCCCTGAGCAGCAAGAGCTGATCGAGGACAGCGAGTCACCCGCAAATTAAGCGAATCGGTTACCATTGCCTCATCGACATACGGACGAGGACTAAGGTCATGCCAGAAACCGCCGCAAAGCCATCAAAACGAGCTACAGCAGCCCCAAAGCCCAAAGCTAAGGCCAAGGGAGCTGCCACGCCGCGCAAAGCCCTAGAAGCCCCAAAGAAGACAAGCAAGTCAACCTACACCAAGCAGATAGCTGACATCATCTGTATACGGCTATCAGAGGGTGAGAGCTTGAAGGAGATCGTAAGGTCAGAGGGGATGCCAGATAGGGCGACGGTTTATCGTTGGTTGTTGGAGCAGCCTGTTTTCTGCGACATGTACACACGCGCACGAGAAGAGCAGGCCGACACGCTGGCCGACGAAATCATTGCAATTGCTGATGAGTCCCCTGCGATCAACGAGTTCCGCGACAAGCACGGCGACGTGATAGACATCAAGATCGACTCTGGATATGTGGCCTACCAAAAGCAGCGCATTGAGGCCCGCAAGTGGACGGCCATGAAGCTTAAGCCTAGGAAGTACGGCGACAAGCTCGAGCTGGCTGGCGACCCCAACAACCCCATGAAAGTCGAGATCCAGTCCGAGGCTGACACCTACCTTGCGGCCCTCTTAAAGAACATAGAGCTAAATAAGCAGGTCGCCGCGAATGAGTGACATAGCCGAGATCGTGGCTGACCCAGAGACGCAGAGGCATCTAGCGCTGGCCAGCCCCGAGTATCGGTTAGCGTGGGCATGGCGTATGAGCTGGTTCAAGACCCAGCACGTCCATCAGACCCTGCCCCCCGGCGAGTGGTGGTCCATCTGGCTGATGCTGGCTGGCCGTGGCGCTGGCAAGACCCGTACAGCAGCCGAGCAGATCGCGTGGTGGGCCTATGAGAACCCTAGCACGCGCTGGCTGGTGGCCGCCCCAACGAGCGCTGACGTTAGGGCCACATGCTTTGAGGGCGACAGCGGCCTGATCACCGTCATCCCCAAGTCGCTGGTGGCCGACTACAACAAGACCGCGCACGAGCTGCGCCTGACAAATGGCAGCCTGATCAAGGGCATCCCCGCATCGGAGCCTGAGCGCTTCAGGGGGCCGCAGTTCCACGGTGGCTGGTGCGACGAGCTGGCCGCGTGGGATTACATCCAAGAGGCGTGGGACCAAATTCAATTCGGCATGCGCCTTGGTAAGCGCACCCGCATGATTTGCACGACCACCCCGCGACCGAAAGACCTGATCATTGAGTTGATGGGCCGCGAGGGCGACGACGTGGTGATGACCACCGCCTCGACCTATGCCAACCTTGGCAACCTGTCCGAAAACTTTAGGAAGCAGATCCTTGCCTATGAGGGGACCAAGCTCGGGAGGCAGGAAATCTACGCAGAGATCATCGACCCCGAGGAGGGCGGCATCGTCAAGCGCGACATGTTCAAGCTCTGGTCAGCAGGCCAGCCCTTCCCCAAGTTCGAGTACATCTTGCAAAGTTACGACGTGGCTACCTCAGAGAAGGCCCAGAACGACCCGACGGCCTGCATCACGTTCGGCGTGTTCAAGCCGCAGGACGGCCCCATGTCGGCCATGATCATCGACTGTTGGCAGGAGCGCATGATGTACCCTGACCTGCGCCCCAAGGTGATCGAGGAGTACGAGACCGTCTTTGGTGAGGGCAAGGACCGCAAGCGCGTCGACCTGCTGCTGATCGAGGACAAGAGCGCGGGCATCAGCCTGATACAAGACCTGCAACGCGCCCACCTGCCTGTGAGGGCCTACAACCCCGGGAGAGCCGACAAGCTCCAACGCCTCAACATTGTGTCCAACATCATCGCCCGTGGCCGTGTGTGGATACCCGAAAGCGACAACCGCAAGGGCTACGTCAAGGACTGGGCCGAGGGGTTCGTCAGCCAGATCTGCTCCTTTCCCGAGACCACGCACGACGACCTCGTGGACGCCTGCACGCAGGCCCTGCGCTACCTGCGTGACGCTGGGTGGCTTGACATCGACCCGCCGCCTGACGACACATGGGACGAGGACGATTACGCCGACACTGGCCGCACAAGAAAGGTGAACCCCTATGCAGTCTGACCAACCCGCCAAGATAGAGATGTGCGCCAACCGCTTTGAGTTGATAAGCTCATGGGGTGAGCCTGTCGACAAGGCGTGGGCGCGTGACATGTTCGAGCGCTGGCTAAATCAACGGGTGGACTTGACAGATGCCAGCGTTTATGATGACTTAATTCCAGCAAAAGGTAAATAAGCATGCCCAGCTACATAAATTCCATCAAGCCGATTAAGCAAATTGATTTACCAAAGCTAAAGCTAATTGAAACCGATTCGGTTCCAAAGAAGAGCCAGTCCCTCCGAGAGTGGGCCATGGCTGGTGGTGGCGTCCCTGAATCGCACAAGGACCGGGCCGACGTCTGGCACAAGAAGGCGCACAACTACGCCAAGGGCGGCGCGGTCAATATGCAAAAGGGCGGCAAGATGGGTGTGGGCATGAAGATTGCCGACGTTGTAGCCGACGCCAGCAAGCAGGCTGACGAGATCCTTGCAGCCAAGAAGGCTGGCAAGCTGGACGATGCCATGAAGTCCAAGCAAGCGCCCATGACGACGCCCCAAGGCACTGGCCTGCCGTTGATGCCCCGCACCCAAGGCATGTACACCCAAGGCGTCAAGCAAGAGGACCTGCCCCGCATGACCAAGGTGGATAAGGCCCGCGCCGAGGGTAAGTCGCCTGCATACACCGAGCGCATGCAGGACCTGCTCGACAGCCCCACCGCCCGCAAGAAGATCGACAAGCTGATCAACAAGGGCAAAGACCTGAACATGACCGAGTGGTACGGCACTGAGCCTTTGCGTCAGGTGGCCATGGACTTGGGCCTGTCGCCCGAGAAATACAAAGAATTCCTTGCGCAGATGGCCAGTGCCAGTCAGCGCAACCCGGTGGACCAGCAAAACAAGATGGGCAGCTACCTGTGGTACTTGAGCCAGACGGACCAGTTGCCCGATGATGCGTTTCTGCTGACCAACAAGATCAAGAAGGACCCGTCGCTCAGGCCCGAGGGCACGGCCATTGAACTGCCAGAAGGCTACGGCTCGCTGGCGCAGGGTGACATCTTTAAACGTGGCAAGCAGATCGCATCGGGTGACATCATGGGCGCACTGCCCCCAGACAAGAAGCTGGGCACGTTCTACCGCAACTACCTCGGCAACCTCAAGCCCGTCACGGTGGACGTCAACGCAGTGCGTGGCCCCATCATCGAGCGCGGCGATCCCCGCTGGCTGTCGTCTAAGCTGGTCGAGAAGGACGACGAGGGCAACGTGATTGCCACCCACTTCCCCCGCAAGGACGTGGCCGAGGGCCGCATGTCGCTGAAGGAGGCCAAAGAGCGCCCCGGCTTCTGGGAGGCTGCGCCGTCTGGGTCCGAGTACGCAGGCTTTGAGGACCTGTGGCAACGCGGGGCCAAGCGCCACGGCGTTGAGCCAGCAGAGGCCCAAGCGCTGGGCTGGTATGGCTCTGCTGACGTCACCGCGCTCAAGACCAAGCCTGAGCTGTACATCGACAACCTCGAGCGCATGATCAAGCGCACCGCCGAGGAGACGGGCCAAAGCCCGCTCAAGGTGATGGAGGAGGTCATCAGGGGCAAGGGCTACCTGTACAAAGAGGGTGGAGCGGTCCAGCACTTTGATGGTGGCGGTATGGCAGCCGCAGACTTCGTTGGGGCAGAAGACGACGGCGGCAGCCTTGACAAGGCCAAGCTGATGACCAAGATCCTTGCGGACATGGCCAAGAAGCAGGGAAGCCAAGAGGTGGACAGCTTAAAAAAGCCCCGCGCACTCACGGACCTGCTTAACCGTGGAGTGCTGGCAAACAACCCAATAAGCGCAGGCGTGGATCTTTTTAACATGGGCCTTGGTGCATTTGGCATGGGCAGCGATAAGCCGTTTCTTGGGTCCGAGCACCTCAAGGGCTTGATGGACAAATACAACATTACGTCTGGCGAAGAACGCCCAATGATGGAGACCGCGTTGAGCTTTGCAAGCCCCGCAGGTATGGTCAAAGGTGCGGTGAAAGCAACAGACGCCGCTAAGAAAGCTCCTGAGTTGGTCAAAAAAGCCTCGGATGCTTTAACTTCAAGTAAGATAATTCCTCTGGCCACAGAGGCGAAGACTGCGCAAGCAGGGAAACCAACAGGAGCTGCATATGCAACAAGACAAGAAGGGCCGTTCTTCCGAGTCAGCCCAACAACACTTAACGTCAGTACGGCAAAGAGTCGCGGAATTAGAGAAGCGGATGAACTTCAAGGCCAAGCCCCTGTCGGAGGAACAACAGGACAGGTTGGAGGCGAACTTCCGACGCGCATCGCAGATGAAGAGGTGGCCCGAATAATCGCTGACCCAGTCGCGAACGAGCCACTAAACATTGCAAAAAGATATACTCAAGAAACGCAAGGCACTGACTTTGTCTTGCCTGAAATCCCCGAGAGTTCCTTAGTTAAGCAGTCGGCCATTGGCCGCACGCACCAAATCGCCGTCGAGGGTGCGCCTGAATACAAGACAGCGGTCTTCGATGCTTACGTTAAGCAGATGCCCGAAGTGCTTGAGCAGGCAGGAGCTAAGAACTACGACGACCTTATGGAGAAGGCTTACCGCCAACTTGCAAAGGAAACCGACGCGCAGTTCCAAGCACTGCCCTACAACTTCTCGTATCACCGCGCTGGTGAGGGCAACTACAACTCCAGCAAGGAGATGGCCGCCGACGTGCATGGCAACAAGCACCTGTACGTCTTTCAAGGCGGCGACCCCCACGACTTCCTGAACCGCGTTGACCCAAACACTGGCTTAAACGAGAACGAAAAGTTTCGCGCCGTTCACGATTTGCTTGGCCACGCCATCTACGGTAACCAATTTGGACCAAAGGGCGAAGAGACCGCGTGGGCCATCCACAGCCAGATGTACAGCCCGCTTGCTCGTTTGGCCATGACGGCTGAGACTCGCGGCCAAAACTCAATGGTCAACTACAGCCCACTAAACGCAAACCTCAAGGCTGAGATTGCCAAGTACGACAGTATGGCCGACGAGGCACGCAGAAGGGGCGACAAGGCCCTTTTAGGCGAGATTAACGCAGCCAAGCGCCAAGCGTACTCAGGGTTCCAATATGCGCCCCAGAAGGCTGTATTGTTGCCCCCCGAGTTCTTGAGTCCCCAATACGCTGGCGGCATGCCCTCGTACCTTGCGGCAGCAAACCGACCCACAAAGGGAACCGAAACCCAATCGGTTTTAACGCACTTTAGCAACGACCCCAATTTGCAGTTCACTGATCCACGCAGGTATGGCAGCGGCATCAAGGGGGCGGAGGGTGAGCGCCTGCGCGAGTACCCCGGCGCAGTACGCGACCGCTCGTACTTCTACCTCGGGGAGCCGAGTATGGTCACGCCCGAACCCGGCCTCGGTGCAAATCGTTACCGTGGCGAGTCGTCCAGCCTGTACGACATCACGCAAGACCCCTTGAACTTTCGCGCCCTTGCGCGAGAGTCTAATCGCGTACCGTACACCGCCAAGTACAACCAAGGCGTGACCTACCCATTGCAAGAAGCCAACGACATGGAGCGTTTGGTCAAAGAGTATGGCTATGAAGGGATGGCCAATCCAAAGGCTTCCAAACCAATGGCCATCATGTTCAAAGAGACACCAGTCCAACGCCAAAAGCGCGGCGGACTTTCATCGATAAAGTGAGCACCCCATGGCAACCCAATTCCCAATAGACCCAGAATTCAACCGCTTTGTTGGCGGCAACCCTGACCAAGACACTGAAGCTGGGGGCGAAGAGGAGGCGCAGGTTGTTGACATGCCTGACCTAGTCAACTCCGAGCTGGAAGAGCTGCCCGACGGCAGCGTGGTTGTCACCATGGACACCAAGGGGCCGATGGAGGACGAGGACTTCTACCAAAACTTGGCTGACAGCGACCTGATTCAGGACTACGACCTGAGCGCCATGGCCCTGCGCTACATCGAGCTGGTCGAGAAGGATAAGGACGCACGCAAGCAGCGCGACAAACAGTACGAAGAGGGCATCAAGCGCACGGGCATGGGCAATGACGCCCCCGGGGGTGCGAACTTCAACGGCGCATCCAAGGTCGTTCACCCCGTAATGGCTGAGACTTGCATCGACTTTGCAGCCCGCGCCATCAAAGAGATGTTCCCACCCGACGGCCCGACCAAAACCAAGATCTTGGGCGACGTCACGCAGGACAAAACCGACATTGCCGAGCGCAAGCGCGATTACATGAACTGGCAGTTGACCGAGCAGATTGAGGAATTCCGCGACGAGCAAGAGCAAATGCTGACCCAGCTCCCACTTGGTGGCTCACAGTACATGAAGCTCTGGTACGACGAGAAGAAGCGCCGCCCCTGCGCACAGTTTCTACCCATCGACAACGTGCTTTTGCCCTACGCGGCAGGCAACTTCTACACCGCCGAGCGTTTCACCGAGGTTGACGATATCTCTGACTGGGATTACAAGCGCCGCGTGAACTCTGGCATGTACCGCGACACCGTAATGTCCCGCGCCACCATGGACCCAGAGATGACTGGGGCGCAGAAGGCCACAAACAAGGTCGAGGGCAAGTCCCAAAACGACAACGAAGACGCCGTGCGCCGCGTCTACCACATCTACACATGGCTCGAGCTGGAAGACGACCCCGTCACTAAGGGTGAAATGGCCCCGTACATCCTGATGATCGACGATCTGTCAAGCGAAGTGATTGGCCTGTACCGAAATTGGGAAGAGGGCGACAACACAATGACCAAATTGGACTGGGTCATCGAGTTCAAGTTCATCCCATGGCGTGGCGCATACGCAGTTGGTCTGCCGCAGCTCATTGGAGGCCTCTCAGCGGCCCTCACAGGCTCTTTGCGTGCCTTGCTGGACTCTGCGCACATCAACAACGCTGCAACGCTCCTGAAGCTCAAGGGCGGCAAGATCTCTGGCCAGTCCCAAGAGATCGAAGTCACGCAGGTTGTGGAGATTGAAGGCGCTCCCGGCGTGGATGATGTGCGCAAGATCGCCATGCCCATGCCTTTCAACGGCCCGTCGCCCGTTCTTTTCCAGCTTTTGGGCTGGCTGACCACCGCCGCCAAGGGCGTGGTGACCACCGCAGAGGAAAAGATTGCCGACGTCAACAGCAACACCCCAGTTGGCACGACTCAGGCGCTGATCGAGCAGGGTGCAGCGGTTTTCAGCTCTATCCACGCTCGTTTGCACGAGTCTCAGGGCCGCGTGCTCAAGGTTTTGAGCCGAATTAACCGCTGGTACTTGGATGACATGCAGCGCGGTGAGGTTGTCGAGGATTTGGAGGTCACTCGAGAGGATTTTGCCCGTGTGACCGACGTGATTCCTGTGTCGGACCCGCACATCTTCTCTGAGACCCAGCGGATGGCGCAGACCCAAGCGGTTATGGCCATCATGAAGGACAACCCAGACCTGTTTAACAAGAAAGTGGTGATACAGCGCTTTTTGAAACAGATCAAAGTCCCCGGCATCAACGAAATCATGGTCGACGTGCCCGCTCCAGTGAAGATGGACGCCGCCAACGAGAACGTAGCCATGGCCATCGGTCAGGCCGCCTACGCTTACCCCGAGCAGGACCACCTTGGCCACATTCAAGCGCACTTGGACTTTGCAAAGAGTCCGATTTTTGGTGGTAACCCCATCATTGCGCCAGCCTACTTGCCCAAGTCGGTCGAGCACATCAAGCAGCACATCGTTTTGTGGTACTTAAACCGCATGACTGGCTACGTCCAGAAGGCCATGGGCGAGAAGCTCGAGGACTACGAGTTGCAAAAGGACCCCAAGGCCGTCGACAAGCTGTTTGCGCTGGCTTCGCAGCACGTCGAGCTGGACGCGGACCAGACACTCAAGGGCATCATGCCTGTGATCGAGCAACTGATGCAGGGCCTGCAAAAGTTCAAGCCGCAGCCACAGATGACGCCAGACACCAAGGTGCTGCTGGACACCAGCATGGCCGAGACCCAGCGCCGCGCCAAGCGCGACGAGGCAGAGATGGGTCTCAAGGACAAAGCACTGGCCGCCAAGATCCAAATGGACATGGCCAAGCTGCAACAGGACCAGCAGGAGGCAATGGAAGAGCTGGAAATGCGCTTGGCCATTGCAACCAGCGACCAAGAGATGAAAGAACGCATCGAGACAGCCCGCTTAACACGCGATGCGGCAAAGCTCAATTTCGAGCAAACCAAGGCTGTACCAACCCAAGGAGACCGTTATGGCAACCAGTGATCAAGAGCAAAAGAGCATCAATGTGCCCCAGCACAAGCGCATGGCAATGGGCGAAAAGCTCGATGGCCAGAGCATGAAGGGTGGCAGTCCCGCTCCAACCAAACAGTCAGGAGGCTTGTCACAAGCTAAGAAAAAATGAGAACCCTTTCCGATTTGATTGGTGGAATCAAGGCTAGGCAGGCTGAAATAGCCGCGTCCCTCGTTGCTGGTAATGCGACGAACTGGGAGTCTTACGTTCGACTGGTTGGTCACAACGGGGGTCTGCAAGAGGCCCTCGAAATCCTAAATAACCTGATGAAGGAAGATGAAGATGAGTAACAACCCGGTAGCTTCTCACGAAGCTGAGATGGCTTGGGCATTTCCGAGCGTAGATCCCGGTGCAAAACCTCTTGGTGGACGACTGTTAGTTCAGCTCCGCCGCTCAAAAAAGACGACAACTGCATCTGGAATTATCTTGGTCGAAGAAACCAAGGAAACTGAAAAGTGGCAAAACATGGTCGCCAAAGTAATCGAGGTTGGACCGCTGGCATTTAAGCATCGTGACACGATGTTGGGCTGGCCCGAAGGATCTTGGTGCGAGGCTGGCGAATTTATTCGTGTGCCCAAGTGGGGTGGCGATCGTTGGGAGGTCTCGGTTCCCGGCGAGGCCAACGAAGAACGCGCCTTGTTTATGGTCCTGAACGATCACGAGGTGATCGCTAAGTTGACTGGTGATCCACTTGCTATGAGGGCATTCCTATGAGCACCGAAGCCAAAGAAAAGATTGAAGATCTCAACGTCGTTGAGGAAAAAGACGGTTCCGTCACGGTGGACTTGCCAGATCACATGGCTGACCACTCCAGTGACGAGCCTGAAACTCATCAGGACAACGACGGTGATGTCGACCACCCTGACGACACTGATGCGGTCCGAGAGGCAAGGCGCAACCGCCGCCGCGCAAAGAAGGACTACATCAAGCGCACCAACGAGGAGAAGGACCAAAACCTGATCTTGTTGCGTCGTCAGAATCAGGAAATGCAAGATCGACTTGCCGTCTTGGAGCGCAAGACGCAAGGCGCTGACATGGCCCGTTACGACAAAGCCATGGAAGACGAGGAGTACCGTCTGCGGTACGCCCAACAGAAAATGCAAGAGGCGACGGACAACTCTGACGGCTCGGCGTTCACCAAGGCCCAAGAGCTTTGGTACGACAGTCGACGCAAGCTGGAGGCCATGCACAGCTACAAGGAACAGGTCTCCCGAGCCAGCTCTCAAGAATCAGCGCCAGCTAACCCCAAGCTAGTGCGTTTGGCCAACAGTTGGATGGAGCGCAATTCTTGGTATGACCCAGAGGCTGGAGATGAGGATACTCAGATCGCCAAGGTCATTGACAACCGTTTGGTTGCCGAGGGTTGGGACCCGTCATCTCAAGATTATTGGGATGAGCTTGACAACCGCTTGCAAAAACGCCTACCACACCGTTATACTAGAAACACTGACGAGCCTTCCAGAAGGAGTCCTCGAAGTGTGGTTACAGGATCGAGTCGTGAATCCTCTAGTAGCGTTAATGGCAACCAGTTTGTTTTGGCCCCTGAACAGGTCAGAGCAATGAAGGATGCAGGTTTTTGGGATGACCAAGAAAAGCGCAACAAGATGATCAAACGATACGCTATTGAAGCACGCAATAAAAGGAACTAAACATTATGGATTCTCGTCTTAAAAAAACCCTTAACGCAGGTGGCCGTGAAAGCCGATCTTCACAAGATTTATCACGAGCTGCCCCCGAAGAGGCGTTCATTTCAAAGCAGGAACGTCGCAAGATGTGGAGCGATGAATGGACACAAAGTGCGCTGCCGAAGGTCCCAGATATCCCGGGATGGCATCTTTGCTGGTTATCAACCACCAACGGCTACGACAGTATTGATAAGCGGATGCGATTGGGTTATGTTCCCGTGAGAGCGGATGAGTTACCCGGATTCGACAATTACCGCGTAAAGGCTGGCGAAGACATTGGTTTTATTGCGTGCAATGAGATGCGCTTGTACAAGCTTCCAATGGAAGTTTATCAAGAGGTCATGACTCAAATGCACCATGATGCGCCTAACGAGGAATCGGACAAAGTCCAAGTCCAAGTTGAGCAGCTTCAAGGAAACCGCGATAGCTCAGGCAAAAGTCTGGGAAGCGTTGAAGGTGAAGGCTTTGGCAATTTGAACCGAAATATCCAAACTCCCGTATTCCACGGGTGAGGATTTAACAAAGGAGTTATTTATGAGTGCAACCTCTACTCCGTTCGGCCTGCGTCCTTCGTTCCACCCATCGGGTCTGGATCGCGCTGTGGCGCTCGCAAGCGGTATCGCATCTGGTTACAACACTGGCATTCTTAAAGGCCAGCCTGTAGCCCTTGACACGTCTGGAAACATCATTGCAGCCACTGCTGGCAGCGCCTTCCAAGGTGCTTTTGCTGGTCATGAGTTCACTGATACTACGGGTCGTCGTCTGGTCAGCAATCAGTGGGTGGCCAATACCGCCTACCAAGCTGGTTCTGAAGTGACCTATTACTACTCTGACCCGAATATCGTGTACGACATTCAGGCCAACGGTAGCTTGGCTCAAACCTCGATTGGTGATCAAGCCAACTTCGCAAGCATCACTGCTGGTTCCACGACCACAGGCTTGTCTCAGTGCATGATTTCCACCTCTTTGGTGGGTTCGGGCAACGTCGGTGATCTTCGGATTATCGGTCTTTCTAACGGCGTTGACAACGCTTGGGGCGATGCTTACACAGTAGTGCAAGTACAAGTCTCGCGTAGTCAGTTCGTTGCAACCATTAACGCCATCTAAGGAGTCCAATCATGGCAGCACCAATGCGCAGTACGGACTTTAGAAGCATCGTTGAACCAATAATGAACGAATGCTTCGATGGAGTCTATGATCAACGTACCGACGAATGGTCACGGGTTTTCCGTGAGCAGGACGGTATTCCCCGCAACTACCACGAAGAACCCGTCCTGTACGGTTTTGGCGCGGCTCCCCAGTTGCCTGACGGTACTCCTGTCAGCTACCAACAGGGCGGCGTGCTCTTCTTGCAGCGCTATATTTACAACGTGTTTGGCTTGGCCTTTGCGTTGACTAAAGTGCTGGTTGAAGACGGCGACCACATCCGTATCGGGCAGGTCTATGCTCGTCACTTGGCTCAGTCTCTGATCGAGACAAAAGAGACCCTGTGCGCGAACATTCTCAACCGTGCGTTCAACTCCAGCTTCCCCGGTGGCGACGGCGTGTCCTTAATCAACACTTCCCACCCCATCGTGAACGGCGTTTTCAGCAACCAGTTGACCACTGCGGCCAACCTGAGCCAGACCAGTCTGGAGCAGATGCTGATCCAAGTTCGCCAAGCTGTAGACAACAACGGCAAGAAGATCCGTCTGGTGCCCCGCCAACTGGTGGTCGCTCCCGGCAACGTCTTCCAAGCCGAAGTTCTGTTGAAGAGCGTGCTGCGGTCTGGTACGGCCAACAACGACCTGAACCCTGTCAAGTCTATCGGCTTGCTGGACGAAGGCGCTGCCGTTATCAGCCGCTTGACCAGCTCTACCGCGTTCTGGGTCCAGACCGACGCTCCCGAGGGCATGAAGCTCATGATGCGTCGCAAGCTGGAGAAGACCATGGAAGGCGACTTTGAGACGGACTCCATGCGCTACAAGGCCACTGAGCGTTACATCCCCGGGTTTACCGACCCGCGTGCGATGTACGGCACGCCCGGCATCTAAAGCCAAGCGGGGCGGGCGTAAAACCCCGCCCCTTTTTTTAATGTTTGGTCAAACTTTTCAAGGAGCAGACCATGCCACAATTTTCAGATGATCTCTTTTTGGGTTCCGCAGTTACCTTTCAAGGCGCGGACGCCTACCCTGCTGTTACAACTTTTACTGGTTCAATTGCTACCACAACATTGACTGTCACCGCCATGCTTTCTGGTGACCCAATTATTGTGGGCATGTTCCTTGATAGTTCAACGTCACTCACCAACGGCACCTTCATTTCCGCTTTCGGTACGGGTGCAGGTGGTATAGGTACGTACACGGTAAGCGCCTCACAAACCGTGGCCAGTGCCACCATCATTGGTTCTGGGAATGCACTGTTGCAAAACCCATCGCCCATGAGCGTAGGCGTCGGCCCACTGGGTCGAGTTTACGTTTGGGACGCTGTACCGCAAGCCAAACTGACGACCAACATTGTTGCCGCAGTTATCACGACCGCTACCACGCTCACGCTGGCCGCAGGTGCAGGTGTAACGTCAGTCACCACAACTAGTGGTACTACAGTGTTGCAGCTTGACTGCCCTCGTGCCGTGTCTACTACCACAGGCGCTGGCTCTCCGACCACTGTCAACATCACGGTTTCTGGTTTTGACTACTACGGTCAGGCCATGAGCGAGGTGATTGCAACGGGCACGGTGGCCTCAACAACTGTCAGCGGTAAAAAAGCCTTTTTCCAAATCTCCAGTGTTGTCTCTTCCGGGGCAAGCGTGGTGACCGTTGCGGTGGGTACAACCGACATTTTGGGTTCGCCACTGCGCATCACCGATGCTGGGTACGTTACTCGTGCGGGTTGGAACAGCACCCTAGCCGAAGATGCCGGTACTTTTGTTGCCGCCGCCACGTTGACGGCCACCACCACGACTGGTGATGTGCGTGGTACTTACCTCCCTTCCTCGGCGGCTGACGGCATCAAGCGCCTTGTGATGGGAATAGCCCTGCCAGCAATTGCAGCAGGCCCGAATGCAACCCGTATTGGCGCTCTTGGCGTCACACAAGCATAAGGAGAGCGACATGGGTCAATACAAACCAATGGTCAAGATGGAGACCACCGAGCCCTCAGTTGAGTTAAAACTCAAAAAGGGTGGCAAGGTAGCCAAGAAGGCTGACGGAGGCATGATGGGCTCGCCCATGAGCGCTGCCGGTGCTATGCCTCCTTCCATGCCCGCTCGTGGCGGCATGATGGGTGCCAAGGCCCCTATGAAGCCGTCTCTGGCCATGCGCCGGCGTGCCATGCGCGGCCGGCCATCCGGTGCCGGTCCAGCGGGTCCGGTCGGTGGCGCTGCTCAAATGCAGCCCTCAATGCCGTCCGCTATGCCGCCCATGATGAAAAAAGGCGGTAAGGCTGACACGGCGCAAGACAAGGCCATGGTCAAGAAAGCCTTCAAGCAGCACGACATGCAAGAGCACAAGGGCGGCAAAGGCACGAAGCTGGCTCTTAAAAAGGGCGGCAAGATGGCCACGGGCGGTGTAGTCAACGGCCAAGGCGGGTTTGCTACCGGCGGTGTAGTCAATGGCCAAGGTGGTTTTGCCACTGGTGGCGTTGCCAAGTCAAATGCTGGCGGCTATAAAAGTGGTGGCAAGATTAAGAAAATGGCCGAGGGCGGCGATTTGGTAAGTGCGTTGGGTGGCCTCCAGCCTTCAACCGGCCTTAGCGTAGCCAGCAAACCCGGTGGCGGTGGCGGTGGCGGTGATGCCATTTCTGGCTTGGGCAACGTAACGCAAGGCGCTGATACTATCGGCAGTGCTTTGAGAAACATTTCAAGCTCAGTTGGTAGCGGCGGAGGCCAAGGGGGACCCCGTCCGAGCGCTATGATGAAACGCGGAGGTAAAGCCACAAAAAAAGCCTACGCGGCGGGCGGAACTGTTGATTCAGGCCGTCCCGTCGCGATGCCCCAAGGCAATAAAAAGCCATCGCAGCCTGTAAGGACCAACCTTGTTGCCGGCACCTTTAAAAAGGGCGGCACTGTCAAGATGAAACATGGCGGCGATTCCTCTGACAAAGGGGAAGATATGACCAAAGGCGCTTACGACAAAGCGCCAAAGTACAGCCGTGATGTTGAGGATGCATTAAATCCTTTTGGCATGATCAAGGAACTGGCTGGTAAAGCTAGGGACTACTTCATGCCCAAGAAGACTGCTGACAGTGTGACCAAGACCAAAGAGTCAGTCACCGTGACTCCCGCCAAAAAGCGCGGTGGTTCGGTGAAGTGCTGAACCAAAGTGGGGGCTTCGGCCCCTGCTTTTAATTGGAGAAAAATATGGCTGATGCAGTTACAAGCCAGACGCTCATAGATGGTGAGCGCACGGTCATTATGAAATTTACAAACATCAGTGATGGCACTGGTGAATCTGCGGTTTTGAAGGTAGACGTTTCTGCTCTGACGGCAAGCGCATCAGGCGCGGCTTGTGACAGAGTAACGGTCACCAAAATCTACATCGCCAATCACGGCATGGAAGTCAGAATGTTTTGGGACGCAACAACAGACGTGCCGTTCTTTCTGTCGTCGCCCGGTGCCACGCAGACGCTTGATATGAGCGGCTTTGGCGGCATTTTTAACAACGGCGGCACCGGGGTGACTGGTGACATCATGTTCAGCACGGCCGACGCCTCTGCTGGTGACACCTACTGGTGCATCTTGGAGATGGTCAAGGGGTATGCGTGATGCCAAGCAAGTCGCCTGCTCAACATCGTTTGATGGCGGCGGTTGCGCATAATCCTGCGTTTGCCAAGAAGACTGGCATCCCCCAAAAAGTTGGCAAAGAGTTTGCCAAGGCGGATGAGGGCAAGAAGTTTAAACGAGGCGGCTTGTATGCAAATATTAACGCAAAACGTGACCGGATTTCTGAGGGCTCAGGCGAAAAGATGCGCCGAGTGGGCAGCAAGGGTGCGCCAACGGCTGGTGACTTTAAGCA